GATACATAACCTCCGGTCAGGGACGTTGAACCATCATACAACAACAAGGCAGAGCCACTAGGAGCGCTGTTATTAGAGGACCCCGAGTAGAGGCTCACGTCGAGGACGCCGGTTCCTACGTCTGGTAGGTTTGTTAAACGACCACGAACAATATTGTAAAAATATAATGTATTTAAGTTATCTACGGCCGGCGCGCGCGAGCTACTCAACATAAAGTCGCCGCGGTCGTCCCTGGTAACATCGTTCCAGCGGGCTTCAATAACCGGGCGTTTGAAGAAGTATTGACTCCCTCTCGCAAAGAATCGTTTTGTATAATAAGATATAGTAGCCCCATTGGGGTTATAAAGAGCCGAGCCGGTGGAGTTGTCGACATAAGCCTGAGAAGCGCTAGCTTCGTAACTTGACGAAAGTAATATTTCTAAACCATAGTTTGTTTGTGTGCCAGCTAACCACGTCTCCACAATGGGAGTAATATTTACTTCTACATCTTCAAGGCCTGTTGAGAAAGTTTGTTCTACAAATGTATCTGTTGAACTGGTGAGATAGTCACCACCAACCTTTGTCCACGCTGCAGCGTTGGAGGCAGACATCCAGTTTGCACCGGTGTTGCCTTTAGTTAGATCTTTATACCCCTCTAAATCTAAGCCGATCCCCTCTTGCCAAGATTGTGAAACAGCACTAATGACGAGTTTAAAATCACGCGGAACTGTCTTGGAACTAGGCGCACTAAACAATCGTAAATAAAAACTTACACTACCCGAAGCGGGAACAACACTATTGCTCCTATCTGTAGAGATATCCGTTGTCGGAAACTGAACAAGAATGCGAGATAATTCCTGAGATCCTGTAGCTTGGCGGCCATAGATGGAGAAAACTTCAAGAACATCAGCCATTCCTGCATTGGCACCAGTGCCTCTGGTAATTAGATTTGGCTGGTATGCGTTAACTATAGTTGTGTCAGCAGATGCTGTATATCTAAGTAAGGCCATTATTTAACTTTTCCTTTAATATCAATAGCGGGAAATTTAATTTCGAAGATACAGTTCTTTGGTGCAACTAAATACGTACCGTCTGGCGACATATTGCCATTAATATCAAACACAGTGCTAGCATATTGTCCGCCGGTTTTGTTTATGAGCTTAACTGTTATAACATCCAAGACTCCTTCTACATCTTTTAACACGGAGAATATATCACTCACGTAGAAAGCCTCGCCGATATAAGATAAATCACCGAAATTGTTCCCCAGGGCAGTGATACAGGCTTCAAGAAGGGTAAATTTGTTTACATTTATTTTAGCTTTAACTTGAAACTCAACACCTAGGTTAATAATAAATGGATCTAATATATCAACTGTATCATTAATCATTCGATATTGGTTGATCCATGTTTTAATATTATCTTTAATAGTAGAATTCGTTTCCGTTAGTTTTCCAAAGCTATCTGTTGATATCACATACATGTTGAGATTTCTCTTCATCGAATCAGGGTCGCGTTGGACGGAGACTCGCTTTATAGAACCAAACTTGGCTGGCATTCTATAAACAACGTTTTCATAATCAGCCTGTGTTACAGCTCGATCTTGGGTTGGAAAAGTGTCATATACTCTGCGTTTTAACTCAGAGCTGTCTGGGTTCGTGACGTTACCTACTAGTGGTGTCTCATTATTGACTTCGAGAGAATTTATAATCGTTTGTACTGTGCTGTTTGTTAAAGATGTTCTATCTTTAAAGTCCATAAATGCGTTTGAAACTTTGGTCAACGAACCAGCACCCAAATTCGATTCAAGAGGGTTATTGGATCGATAGTTGATCGTTAGTGTGGTATTAGTAGGAACAATCCCAAAGCTCTCGTTTTCTGATAATCTGGTTGGATCAAAAGTTGTATCGGTAACATAAGACTTTCCAAAAATTTCTAAGGCAACATTTTGAGGATCTGCAACAACATTACTCGCGCCGGATTTACCACTACCAAATTGTAAGAAGCTATCATATCGGGAGCGTTCTACAACAAACTTTCTGGATACAAGATAAGGCTTCAAGATAGATGGAACATTATCATTTTTATAATTATTATTTGCTATTTCTTTGTAAACCATATCTTGTGACAAATAACCCACCTCAAAGTATTCGTTACCAGCAGAATCAAAAACTGATATTATTTCTGCCACATTTGACGCATCCAATTTTATTTTCAGAAATCTTTGATAGGACGATATAGTTATCGTCTCTTGGCCAAAGAAGCCAGAGACTACATTGCCATAAGCTTTGATGGCATAATATGTTGGGGCGCCCGTAGTGGTGTCGACCCGAGCAGCTACCGCCTGATTTTTTGGATTTGCAAAATCAACATTTTCAGTCAAAACATAATTCAATCCTGCATCAGATGTAAATCGAGAACCTCTTTTAAGGACAGGAATATAAGACCTGTCGGGTCCGACACCAGTGGTGGAGGCCGGAACGAGTACAAAGAGAGCAACTTGCCCATAAACCGATGGGCGACCGGTGTCCTTATATCCGAGGACGCGGCCATGACGCAGGATATTATCATATTGATAAGCTGTATCTAAAAACGTCTCATTTACATTGTAATCTAGATAAAAAGACAACTGATCACCGACATATGCAACCGCATCTAAAACAAGTGAGCCAAAAGATGCTTCACTAAAATCCTGAAAAGTATCAGGGTAGAATCTCTCCGCAATCCCCATCAGATCATCTCGGATAGTTTCGAAATCTCGGTGTGTATAATCTATAGGGACTATCTTTTTTTGGTCGTTGGCCATAAAAACTCCTCATTTTCTAAATAGTAAATTCTAACAAATCCTTCAAACCTATGTTTGGAATCGTATAACTAATCGAAACTGCCAATGTGTTGAAATCAGATTCAGTACCAGCGAATACAATATTATCAATCGATACCACTGGTAAATATCTTTTTACTTGTTCTCGAATTTTATTATCAATCTCTGTAAATGTGCTTTGTGTGAAGTTCTGAAATAAATAAGAATTTAAACCGGCTCCAAAGTTAGGATCCATTACCCTTTCGCCGGGATTTGTCAACAAAACCATTTTCAAATTTTGTTTAACCAGGCTCTTAAAGCTCTTGTTCATATGATAGCCATCAATCGTGCTATATCTTAAAGGGAGTTTTACACTTAACGAAGACACATTAATTTACCTCACTGTAAATATACTCATTATTCTTTTTCACAAAGTTCTCCATTAGCATTAAATGGATTTGTTCTAAGTTTTCTTCTTTTCCACCATGGAAGTAGCTTAGCTGCCGATACAGGTTTAAGGAGTCCTTTGAGTCGACCTAAATATAGTTGGCCCGGGCCCATGGATGGGAAAAGATCTGGTGGCGTAAAATCTTTAAAGTGATAATGCTTTTTAAACAATCTTTTAAGATTAGCTTTCACGTTTTTAAACGGAACCGTATCCCACTCATCATATTCTAAGAAGAATGGGTTACCCCTCTTTCTATCAGTATAGCTAGCCCAGCCTGTATTGCCGGTATCTGTTGTAAATCCTACGGCGGTCCCTGAGTCTTCGTCATAAGTTATATCGGCGTATGCCCCAGGTTTAGCTTCATCGTCATCAATTTTACGCAAGAAGTGGCCCCACGCCTGGCCAGTAGCGGAAGTAATTTCACCAATAGAGGGGATAAAGCCCATATCATTATAAACAGCAGTTGTGGAAACGATCTTACCAAAAGGAAAGACATAATTTGCAATCAATCTGAATTTATCGTCGCCCTTAAGGTGATTTATCAAACATAATAATTCTTTTGTATCTCCATTAAGACCCTTGAATTTTCCGATTGAAACATCCAAAGCATCGATTTCTACCGAAGTAATTTCATATTTTGTGTCGTCGACGACCATCGAAAAGGACAAACCAAGGCGCACTCCCAATTCACCAGTAAGACCAATAATATTTCCACTAGAATCATATTCAAGTTCCAAAGTCCCTGGATATGCGTCAGATATATTTAAATTATTATCTTTACTCTTAACCCTTGATAAACCAGCACTTGTGCTATATCGAGTGCCGTCAATGAGCATATATTTCTCAATTACAAAAGGTTTTTGGTTGTCACTGGTAGCGGTCACATTGTAATCATCAACATCTCCTATGGGAACTCTGATTTCGGTAGCGATCGGAGTTAGCACATTATGGGAGTCATCTGTATGATATGCACCGGCCATATATATAAGCCCACTATCACCATCAGAAATGTTGACATGATAATATCCTGTATATTCATCACCCTTGCTATAACCGGCGGACGGATCATGTACAACTGACACCGCTAGCTCATCACCATTTGTATACAAATATTCTCCTTCGGTGGGTAAATTTGTATATTCTTCGCGAATAGCACCAGTAGAAGTGACGTTCTCATTCAAAGTTAACGAAGAGCCTTGGCAATAATTCTCTAAAAGAAAATAATTTATATCGCGCACACTTGGTGTGATTCCGATTTTCTTCAAATTTTTCATTAGCTTGCGTGACATGAAATTTATCTCCCGCATAACCAATTCACTAAGAATGATTTTTGCATCTTCTTCTGTGGCTTGGACTGCTTCTAATACTTTTTCAGATTTATAATCCTTATAAGTCTGAAACTTTCCAGCATCGGGAGGTCTGTTTTTCTTAAATTCGCTTTTGGTAAATAACTCTTCTGCCTCATATTGTTCCTGCATATCGTTAAGACGCATGAGAGCTTCTAATATCATAGGAGGAGGGGTGATTTTGCCTGCTTCAACCATATCTGAATACATCTGGACAGACTGTTCCAAGAAAGCATACCAAAATTCTTCATCCTTGAAGGGAGTAAAGTTTTCAGCAAAATCACTTTGAGCATCTTTAAAACTCTCTTCCATGACCTCTATTATATAATAAGCATAAATGGAACTATAAATTTGTGGAAAACGAGGATCAAACGTTGTAATTGTGGCCATAGATTTTATTAAATGTTGGCTCGCATACATTCGAATAGCGGCCATAACCAAACCTTGAATAGCAGCCTTTGAGGGACGAGTTAATACTA